GAGACTGCCCTGTTCTGCAATGCCACCTTATTCCACTTGATGGCTTCTGTGTCTGTGTCAACAATATTGCCAGATGACTTCAATGACGCTATGCCCCATAATGGATCTGCCGGATTCACAAACATAAAATGCACAATGTCTTCTGCTTCAAATCTCTGTGGCTGCTCCCCTGGAATACTGTAAACATAATGATCCACTCCACCTGTCTTCCTGGGAACTGGCTTAATCCAATCCGGATTCAATGACCAGATCTCTACCGGAACCCCCTGTGGTGTCCTGACTAAATACCATAAATGATTCCCACATAAATTCAATTGATATGTCTGTGTCTTAAATAATGTTGATCCTGTGGTGGCAAAATTTGGCTTCTTAAACATCTGCTCCAATGGATGCCCTGCATCCCTTGTCCATGTTCCATCTGCATTCCTTTCTTCAACAATCCATGGTGGTGTTGCTGATGCAATTGCTTTTTTCCGGCAACATGCATAAACCCACACACACTTTGCAAATCCTTCAGCCACTGCATTGGAATTTGTCCATTGTGTCCATATTGGGTGTTTTGTCTGCCATGATGGGATCTGTGCAATTCTTCCGTTTTCTAAAACAACCAGATCCGTTGAACTTGCCATCTGCTTCAACATCTCTGCCTGCATTGTCCTTGATCCCTTTCTTTTGAATATATTAAATATGCTCATGTCATGCCCTTCCTATTAATACCTTATTGCCTTCATGCAATTGATTATATCCGCCTGCAATTGTGTCCACTTGATCATCATGTGTGCCATTTGGAAACATTTCAACTTCATCCAGAAACTTCTCATTCCATTCTCCCCGGACTAATTTAACTTTGCCGACTTCTGCCAAACTACTCAATGGCATGGCTCTCATCTCCTTGCTGCCTGTTGCCGGCACTGCATAAAATGCATATCCCGGAACAACATTGCTCCTGTAATGCTCCACAACCGCTTTTCCACTTGCTCCTGGCTCCTGCTCCATATATATCACCACTTCCTTGCCATCTGTCTGTGCTGTCTGCTTGATGGACTTCTCAACTGTGGCACTGCTCTCTCTCATTCTCAACACATGCTGAATATACAATGTACCTTCATGCATGCCTACCTTCCCCCCAACTGTATAATCCGGATCCTTGCTCTTTTGGCTGACCTCTGTTGATGCCAGATCATAAAACCTTAACCAATTGATTCCTTCCGGTGCCTGATCAACTATCTCAAACCATGATCTCTGAAACATGCCCCCTTCCTGCCGAATGGGATTCTGTTGGTATAATGAATACCATGTCAAACTCCCAGATCCTGCCCTGGTCTTCTTCATTTCCTGCTCCGAATACTTGCTCGGCCACAACACTTCACCCGGCTTCCTTTTGTCATATTTATCCGAATACACAACATTGTCATCTTTCTCCTTGACTGCCGGGAACCGGATCACTTTCCACTGATCTGCATCTGGATCCTGTTTTGCCTTCTTCAATAACCTGCCTGCCAAATCATCCGGATGCCACCTGGTCATTGTTAATAATATGCATGCATCCTTTTCTCTCCTGGTGTAAAATGTCGATTCATACCACTCCCAGATCTTTTCCCTGTATGTCTCACTGAATGCTTCTTCCCAATTCTTGATTGGATCATCTATGATGCCATAATGAAACCCCTCTCCTGTGATCCCACCGCCAACACCGGCACAAATATATCTGCCATCATGATCCACTAATTCAAACATGGAATTGTTTTTCACATCTCCTGTCTTTCTGGAAAACATGCTATCCGGCAATACTGTCTCCGGAAACACTTCATGATATGCCTTGGAATCAATAATCCTTTGCACGTCCCTATTCATCCTGGATGCCAACCCTGCATTATAACTACATGCCATTACACCGACATCTGGAAACTGACCCAATATCTTTGCCGGCAATCTCCTGCTCACTAATTCCGACTTGCCCATCCTGGGTGGCGTGAATATCATTAATCTCCGGATCTTCCTGGCAATAAAATCATCCAGGACTTCACATATGGCTTCATGATGCCAATTCACCTGATAATCATGGAATGTATACTGTGTGAAATCCAGTATATGCCTTCTGCTCCATTCCTGCTTTATTTCTGCTAATGTTGGCAACTCATTCATCACTGCTGTCTGCATCTTCCATTCCTGGCACTTCTATCATGCCCATTCTCACAATCTTCTCCAATGTCCTCAACTCCTGATCACTCAACTTGTTTAATTTCAGATTAACCTCAACCGGTCTGTCTGGATGTGTTGAATGCTCAATCCTTTGCCTTCTGCCGAACTCTTCCGGATACTTCCTTTCCAGCCACCATGCACTTGCCTGCCATCTTTTTCTTGCCTGTGCCTGGACTAATGCGATATTCCTTTTCTTATTCTCCAATTTTGCCTGGATCATTTCCTTGGCAAATTTTGGGTCTTCTTTGATCTTCTGATAATATGTTGTCCTGCCTATATCTGCCAGATTACAACTGTCTGATATGCTCATGCCGATCTTCAAACAATCTTTCAATATTTTGATCTGTTCTTTTTTAATCATCCTTTGTCCGCTTTGTGCAATCTTTGAACATTACAGATATCCCAATGGACAAATTCCAATGCAGTGATTGCTGCAACATCTTTTTTTCTGCTCTCTCATCATTTGCCCTTAACCTTGCACATGCATACATTCCTGGAATAGATATAATAAACAAACCAACCCATAATGGAATCAATATTGTTAATATGCACATATCCAATAAAACATGCAATGCTCTTGCAACCCTCATTGTCAATTCCCCTTATACTCCATGCCCGGTGCTTTCCTGCCACTGAATGCATCACACTCCTGGACCACCATTGCCCCTCTCTGGCAGATCCATTTGCCGATCATCCTGCAAAATACCCTCTCTGTGCCTTCTGTTGTGCCATCTGCGACTTTCTGCACAACTCCATGTCTACATTGTCTGCATTTCATAATAATGCTCCTTTTATTCTTCCAACTCCCAGAATCTCTTTGTGCTTTCATTGGGAACAACTCTGTGTCTGATGCTGTGTTGCTCTGGCTGTATGTCTCATCTGAAACCACCCACTCAGAACCATTACACCAGTACCAATCACTATCATAGGTAAATCCTGCGTCATCTGCAAATGGGAATCTCAATTCTATGCTCATCATCTCTCTCCTGTTATATGCTCAATATCCTGGCAATGGATTCCGCCATACCAGATTCCTTTTGTGCTTCCGTAACCTTTGTGATCACCGCCTGCACCCCTGCCAATATACTCAATCCTTTTTTCAATAACTGAATTTCTTTTTGCATTTGCTCTATTTCTGAAAAATGTGCTCTGTTCAATTCATGAACAATGTTGTTGTGCTTGCTGACTAACATTGTCACCTGATCTTCCGGAACTAATCCCAATACCGGCTTTCCCATGCATTCCCTACATGTGCCCTTGAACCCATCTTTGCATCTGCCATCTGAATCAAATTCTGCAAATCTTTTGCTCTTGCCACATATATCACATGTCTTCATTTATCTCTCCCTTCCAATCTGGAAAATGCTACTGAACCCATAATCAAAACAGAAATACAACAATGTATTGATTAAATTCCATATAATGCTCACCTCAACCGCCATCTTATATGGATCCACAATCCCTCTCTGATGCAAATACAGAAATGTGACCATGACCTGCATCCCTGTTGTTAATCCCCGATATATAACCGCCTTAATCAATAATAAATCTGCTCTGACTTTTCTCATCATACACCTGCCACCGGGATCCGCACATTCCCATTCAATAAATGCTTCATGCTCTTTGGCTGCATGGGATACTTGATAATGGATCTCCCCCACTTCTTTTCTATCTCCCGACAATATTTCATTTCATACTCCATTGACCTCATGCTCACTATCCCCCCAGAATTATCTCCATGCTCACATCTATATGAAAACTTGTTCATCCTCAATGCCTTGTGATGTGTTTGCATGACCTGTAAACAAAAATCATAATCATGTTTGACCGGGAATCTTTCATCATACCTCATGCTGTGATCCACATGCCCCTGGAAAGGCCCCAAAATAATACTGGTCAAACTGAATGGCTTATACTGCTGATAATTCCTGCCATCTGTATTAAAATTAATTCCCCAAAACACACACCCGAACTCATGTGCCAAATTGAACCCCATCTCAACCATCATCATTGCCTGCTCCGGTGTCATCTTAATTTTCTCTGTTGCCTTCTCATGCTCCTTTCCCTTAACAACATGCCTGCCCTCACACATCATCAAACAATCAATATCATCATCCAACATCAATAATGGCTTCTGAAAATTATCCAGGATCCAATTCCTTTTCACAGCCAGATTTCCCTCAAACTCATCTGGCATGATCACTAATCTTTCCGGATCACAATATTGCAAATAATCCTTCTCTTGGCTTTTGCTTATCACATACCTTGCCCCCTTAAAATAATTATAACCGAACAACTGCCCGGCTCTCTTATATGATGGAATTAATATCTGGATCTTGTTATGCATGTATTTTATCTAACCAATCTGCTCCCCGAACTACTCTGCCAACCCCTTTGCTCTGAGCTTTCCTGGTGGAGAAATCCTTCACCTTCTTCAACCCAAATTTATCAACTGCCACCTGCCAATCCAATGGATTATCAAAATATAAGATCACATAATTATGCTCCAACAACAATTCTTCTGAAAACTCAACCTCTGGCTCCGGTGGACTATCCATCCCACTGGCTTTGTCAAAAATATCTTCCAATTCTGCATCATCAAAGCCGACTTCCTGCAATAATTCTTCATCAAAAAAACTCAAACTGTCCAATGCAAACTCACCAATATTCTTGTTCAATCGGAGATTCAATTCCTTTTCTTCTCTCTTGCTTAACTGCCTGGATGGAACCCTGACATCAACTATCTGCACACCTTTGTCTTTCAATATAAAATACCTCTGATGCCCACCAATAATTGTATTGTCCATGTTGATCACAATTGGACTTGCAACATCAAATTTATCCAATGATGCCTGCAAATCATCTTTCATCTTGCCCTTCATCCGGATCCTGGGATTATATTCCGCCGGATGCAACTCTGTGATTTTTCTTGATGCAGTTTTCCATGTAATCTTTTTCATTTTTCTCCCTCTTATTTATTATAGCATAACCGCCCATCCTTTTCAAACTATCTGCCGAATAATGATCTTTTTATCTTCCCGGTACAACTCCGCAACAAATGGATGTTTATTCTGTGTTAAACATATATTGAATCCGGCATTGTTCAATTTTTTCTTAATATCAATTGGGTCTCCCTTGAAGAACAATTCCCCATTTTGCATAGAGTATATGACCCCATGTAATGCTTGCTGTATGTCCGATTTTGAAACAACACCAATTTTCACATGGTCATGTCTTGGGATATTGGCATACAACTGCTCCCTATATAACCTGTTCCATGTTGCCCTCACCTCTTCCCATTCCGGATGCTTGTTTTGCCAAACAGATCTCCCTTGCTCTTGCCTGCACTGCTTGGCTCTCAAATCCTCTGAATCTTCTGCATAAACATGAATCAATACCGGATCCGGACAATATATTTGTTTTCCATATTCCGGATATGCCTGCAATAATCTGAACGATATCTCCAATCCACCGCCACCAAACAAAATTTCATCATCCCAACCACCGACCTCATAAAAAGCATCTTTTAAGATTGCACAATTGCCTTCCAACTGTGGATATGATGGAAAAATAAAATCCCCCATATCATAAAATGCCGGGATGATTCCATTTGGTACCAAACACTTGCCGCGAACAGAAACAATGTCCATGCTGTCAAAACATTTCTTAAATGAATACAAATATGCATCACTTGATGGGATGCCATCATCATCAACAAATACCAGAATCTTGCCATCTGCGAACAAACTGCCAATATTCCTTGACATATATGCACCGGTATTTCTATTAACCCGGATCTCAACATCAACATGCTCCCGGATCTGCTGTTCTCTGGGATCCTCAAATCCATTGCTGACATATATGATCTGATGAATACAATGCTGCTGATGCTTTAATGCCTTGACACACATGGGGATTTTCTCTTTGAATTGATGTGCAACAACAACAACTGAAACATCCGGATCCTGTATCTCTTCCCATACAAATACTTTATCAACAACTGATCTATACTCTAATGCCTGATTAACCCACTTCATTCTTTGATTCCCTCATATATTTCCCATATGCCATCCATTGCCTGCTTATATGTAATATTGTGATCCTGGAATCCTGCCTGCTTCATACTATGCACTATTGCAATTGTTGAATGATAATGCATCAATCCATGTCCTGTGAAATCAAATTTGCTTGATAATATTTGAAAAACAAATCTTCCGCCTGGCTTCAATACCCTGTATGCATTTTGGATATATCTATGAATAACCTTGCTTGACTTAATATGCTGAAATACAGCAATTGAAAAAACTGTATCATATTCATCTTCATGGCATATTCCATCCCCCATATACTCCATCTTTCCAGTGCCATCACACTTATAATATAAACCACCCGGATCATATTCTCTGGCATGCTGCACCATGCTCTTGGATGCATCCATCCCCACCGGCTTATATCCACCAAAATGCTCTCTCATGTATTTTGTGATCCTGCCAATGCCACATCCAATCTCCAATGCTTTGCCACAATTTTCTTTTGTGATCTCCAATATACTCAAATGGCTCTCAACATCATGATCAATATCATCCCATGCCTTTGCCGGTCTGATCCGGATCTTGGCTTCTTCTATGCTTTTGTTGTCAAAATACTTCTCATGAAAAACATCCTTCCACTCACCCCTTTCATCATTCAATCCCTTGTATCCTGGTGAAATGAATCTCACCATATTATCCATGCCACCTTCAATGTCACCAACCTTCTTGCCACAAAACTTCAATAATGCCCTGATGTGACACCTTGGATTCTGCAATATCTTTTCATATGATATGAAATGGAATGCAAATTGACCTTGATGTTTTTCATAGAATCTCTGAATTACTGTCCAATGATGCATCCACCGGCTGAATGCCCAATCAAAATTCCCCCCCTGACTTCTGGCGACAAAACTGTTACATGTTGCCACTGGATCTCTGCCAATAATAATAAAATGCGGATTCCTGCAATATGTTAATTCATTCAAATATGATGCAACCTTGGGATCCTTAAATCCCCACTCACTGTATTTCTTATTCCTTAAATCAATTAACATCTTCCGCTGTTCTCTGCTTCTGCTTTTATAAAATGCATAATCCTCATGCTTGTCTCCATATGCCCCATTGATTCTGTCTCCCATATGGATCCCCATTAATCTCAACATGCCACCCACCATGCTTGTGCCACCCCTTGGCACTCCAACCACTATAAAAGTTTTATTTTTTTCTGTGTGCATATATTGTGTCCACCCTGTGCTTTGTAAACTGATCATCATGATCCCTGTAATAAATACTGTCCATCTCTAAATAATCAAACCCATGTCCGGCTTCCCGAATTTCTTTCCACAAGATTGAATCCTCTCCTTTTCCGCTGTGCTTTTCACTCCACCGGATGCGATCAAAAACACTTCTCCGTATTAACATGGATCCTGCCGGAACCTGGTATCCACCCTTCATTCTGCTGATAATGCCGGTCTCATTAAATTTCAATATATCCGAATAAACAACACCGACATCCGGATGATCATCCAAATACTGAACCTGGATTTTCAACTGTCCTGGGATCAACTTGTCATCATCATCCACAAACTTCACATATTCACCGGTGCATACATCAATCCCTGTGTTTTTTGCAAATGACAACCCCATATTTTTTTCATGCCTTAAATACTTGATGCCATAATGATCCAAATCATATTCCACATCTGAACAATCATCAACAACAATGATCTCCCTATTCAAATAATCATCATCATAAATTGATTGCAATGTTTCCAAAATCATCCCAGGTCTGTTGTATGTGGTAATTACTATTGATATTTTATTTGACTGTATCATATACCCTCGCAATATCATCCCTCATGTTCTTTAAAGAATGATGATCCAATACTGTCTGCCTTGACTGATGTGATAATGCTTGATAATATCCCGAATCTCTCTGTGTCTCTTCAATGACCTCATGGATCTTGTCTATGTATGAATGAACATCATATGGTACCTGAATACCACTGTGTGCATGCAGATTGTCTCCATGCAGATTTTCCTTGTATATTGTTGGTATGCCTTTTGCTTTGGCTTCAAATAATGCACAACAGAAACTCTCATATCTGGATGTGTTGATCAATAAAAATGTCTGATCCAATATATCCCAATAATCCTTAACATGATACTGTGTCAAGATCTTGAACTCAAATGGATGTGGCAACCTGCTCTGTGTTTTGATAGCATGCATCATTTCATAATTCTTGGCATACCTCTTTGCATTGCCTGCCCATAATATATATTTTCTCTCCGGGATCCTGGTGTAATCCGGATGCAACATATCTGTATCAATTCCATGCCTGATTAATGTTACCCGATCCTTGCATTGTCTTTCTTCTGAATAATTCAACCGGATCACCTTTGCCCCATAAAACCACTCTTCCGGATATGGGCAATGCCACCCCTTATACTCTTTAACCGGCGATCTGGCAACTACCCCAATAACATCTGGAACTGGCAATCCATTCACATATATTTTCCCCAACATTGATGTATCATCTACATGCACAATGTCCGCATCTTTAATGTATGCTAAATACCTGACTTTGAAATCCTTGGCAAATGACTGTCTGGCAATTGCTTCAATTTCATACTCACTGTCATTGTGGAATGCCTTCAAATAACAATCAATTGTCATTGGTGTGCCACCAAAAACCTTCCGATAATCTCCAAAAATATTACCACCTATATATTTGACTTTGATCATAATACCTCTCTTTCCCTTTTAATCATTATAGCAAATGCATCTGGCTTGTACAACCCCAAAAAAA